TACTGAAGGCAGTCTGCTATGTCCGACGCGGGGTGGGACTTTTCCGGCTTGTCCTCAAGATCACCCGTGTTTTTACGGCGATATCGATAGTCAAATTTCAACGCTCGCACCAAGATTGGGCAGCCAACCCCCGAAATAATTATCGCTGGCCCGCCGTCGACGTTGCGCAGAAAGAGCTGTTCGACGGCCCGAAGCCGGGTGTCGATGTCGTTGGTCGGCGCGGAGTAAGCTTTAAATCCCAGTCGCTGAAGCGCGTCGAATGGCGACTCCTCATTGATCTGCGATTTCTGGCGGCCGGCTGGATCCGCAACGACGAATACCGGAGCGCCTGGATACGTGCGAGCGAGGGTTGGTTTAAGAAGGGTCTGCACAAACTGTTCGAGCCCCATATCAGTGCTAGTCTGCTCCCCGAACACGATCAGGCGTCCACGCACATCCACCTGCGTGATAAGAGTTGCCGGCGTGCGTCCGAAGTCCTGTCCCAACATTATGGGATACCCATCGGTCAGATGAAGCGGGGCGTTCGTTACGTGGAAATCCGGGCGGAACGACGAGCGAAAAACCGCCTGACCCGAAAGAGACTTGCCATACTTTGCATGCACGAAAACATCGCACCAGTCTGGGGTGTTGGCCGCAACTAAATCCTGATAGTAATTTGGGCGTAGGTGTTCAATATTTTCTGCTTGTGCATCGAGTCCGCCCGGCTGACGGAACACCTCCCAGTTTGAGGGGCGATCGGTTTCAAGTCGACGATACCATTCACTATCTTCATCGCATGGATTTGTTTCAAGAATTATTCCGTACCACGCACTTTTCTCTACGCCTAGGGATTTGAATCGTCCGATGCGACCTAGTAGGGCCTCGATTACTTCTAGCGAAAGTTCCCGCGCTTCGCTTCCCCACGCGCCGGTGATATTTAGACTCAATAAGCGCTGCACGTCACGCGGTTCATCTAGTGGTATAAGCAGCCATTCTGATTCGACGGTGGTTCCGTCAGCAAGAGAAAACGAGAAAAATAAAGTGGAGTCGGTAACTTTGTACCGATATCCTTGGCTAAGCCACTTCTGTATTTCTGGCAGTACCGTAGTTCTTAGTTGGCTTGAAGTATTTCTAATCACAGCAAAACGTGTTTTACGGACGCCACGGGTATCGGGAAATTCTTCGCACATCCGCCGCGCAAGCTCCATCACCATTCCGGTTGTCTTTCCACTACCTATAGGACCAACAACCACGCGCACAAGTGCTCCACTGTGCATGAAACTGGAAATTGTTGGCGGGGCGCTATACGTCGCGTTGGTCATAGGTTTTCTGTATCCAAGCTGAAAATGCGAGTAACTGCGCAGGTGTAGCGCAGGATTTCATGGTATTTGCGAGACGGGAAACAATACATACATTGCCTCTAATGTACCCCAGATTATTGTCAACACGGTCGAAGGAGGCGGTTTCGTGCATCGGACGAAAGCCCTCACCTACAGCAAAGCGGATCGGCGTGCCCAATACTGGGCATACGGTTGGTACAGTAAGTGAGCGGCAATATTCCCTATCAATGGGAGTACCGGATTTTTTCGCGCCTTTGGCTAGCTCTTTAACGGCGTTGCTAAACGGATTTTTGCGTTTCCAGTTTCTCTCTATCTCTGCCCACTTTTGCGGGTGCTGCATGCGCCACCGACGGGTAGATTCGCGACGTTTTTCGGGATTCTTTTTAGCCCACTCTTTACGGTAGGCGATTGTTTCTGGTTTACGTTCATTACGCGCTTGCGCTTCGCGCTGCTTTTGTGGATCTGCATAAGGCATGGATTACTCCAAGGTAGGTGTTCCCTGGATGATAACATCTTTCCCGCCTCCGACATTAATATTTAAGGTAAATCCTTGTTGTTTCGGCGCATTGGGATCCACCGTAGCATTGGTCCCCTTACCCCGTCCCGCAAGTTCCGCCATTGTTTGGACCGCTTTTATACGTTCTCCCGAAGGCACGTCTTTTGTTTTGACTATTGCGTATAGGTCCTCAAGAGAATCTTCGAGCATAACCTCGGCCTTGAGAGTTATTCTACGGCCAGCATTGAGGTCCCCCTGGAAGGATTTTAAGGCGTCCTTAACCATCCCGCGAAAATAACCGTTCTGTGTTAGCTGCCTCCATTGTGGCGCAGTGAGCCCGAAGCGCTTACGGATAGTCTCGGCACTAGATAGCCCAGCCGCGAGTTCTGCGGCGACAGTGGCGCTTAGATCTTTTAAAGTAAGATCAGGAACAGTGACAGAGGTATTGGCTTTGCCAGTCTCGTCGGTCATAACTTGTGTTTCCAAACAGGATCAGTGACACTACGATAGTTGGTAACTCGGCAATTCACAAGGCCCACATGGTTTCCGTACCCCAAGCTCCAAATAAGTTCACCAATCCCCTGGCCGCGCAAGGCATGGCGAACATACGCAACACACCGGTGATGCAGCGTGGTTCGGGTCAGCCCAGCCAGAATCCGATGAGCGGCATGCCTTCGCAGGTGGGGTCCGTACCCGGCCGCGCGCTTACGCGCATGCTCTCCCCCGACCAGGTCGCCGATCGCGACCAGGCTATGCAAGCGTCCGGCCAGCCCCCGCAGTCCGGCGCTGATTGGCAGAATGATCCTAGTGTACTTGAGATTGCTCGGCATGTTAGGTACAAAATGTACGAAATGCGGAATTTCCGCAACATGATGGGCATAGGCCAAAGGTTGATTGATGCACTCCGAACCTACAAAGGACACTACAACCCCGCCCACCTCAAAGACATCAAGGCATTTGGTGGTAGCGAAGTTTTTGCCCGAATTGTTCCGGGAAAGTGCCGCGGTGCGACTAGTCTACTACGCGATATCTACCTCGGCTCAGAGCGGCCTTGGGACATTCAACCTACTCCGGAACCTGAAATTCCCGAGGATATTGAGCAGGCGATCCAAGGATTAGTCAGCGCGGAGATTGCAAAATGCCAGTCCGAACTCCAGCAATTCATGCAGCAACAGGCCATGCAGGCTGCTGCAGCGCAACAAACTCAGCAGCAGGCCCAAATGGCACCCCAGCCAAACATGCCTGCCGGTGCAGGGCCGCAGCCCGGCGCCGCGCCGCCCATGCCGCCGATACCTCCTCCACAGCCCCAACCCCCGCCGGGACAGGGCTGGACGGGACCGCTGGCGCCTGAGGTCATGACGGGCCAGCAGGCCCCCACCATGCCGACTCAGGACCAGATTGAGGAGCGAGTTGAGCAGCTGCGCGACGCCGCGCGCAAGGCCGCCAAAAAGAAGGCCGTCGAGGAAGCCGGCGAGGCAGCGGATGAGCTGGATGATCTTCTGACCGAGGGTAATTTCTACGAGGCCTTCGCTGAGTTCTTGATAGACCTACCAATTTTCCCGTTCGCCGCCATCAAGGGGCCGACGGTACGCATGTGCTCCCAGGTGAAATGGGTCAACGGCAAGCCGCAGCGGTTGCAGGTTCCCAAGATGTTCTGGAGCCGGGTTAGCCCGTTCGACCTATACTGGACGCCGACCGCCCACAACGTGCACGAAGCCGAGTTCGTTGAGCGGTTGCGGCTCACGCGGGCCGATCTTCTCGCGTGCAAGGGTTTGCCGGGGTATAACGATGCGGCCATCAGCGAGTGCCTGGATCGCTTTCATGACAGGGGGTTCCGCGAGTGGTGGGACGTGGTTGACGTTGAGAGAGCGCTTCTGGAAAACCGCGAAGCGTGGCCCCGAACGTCTTCCAGCCTCATTGACACCGCGGAATACCACGGATCCGTCTCCGGTAAAACGCTCCTCGAATGGGGTATGACCGAGGAGCAAATCACTGATCCGCAACAGGAATACCGGGTCACCGCCTGGTTGATCGACCGGTTCGTCATCAAGACGCAGCTGGACCCCACGCCGTCGCAGCGAGCGCCCTACTATGTCACGCAGTTTGAAAAGATTCCTGGAACTATGTACGGCTACGGTTTGCCGGATCTTCTGGACGATATTCAGACTGTCGCTAATGCTTCTTATCGTGCTTTGGTTAATAATATGGGCATGGCTTCTGGTCCTCAGGTCGTCATCAACGACAAGGTCCTTGCCCCCGGTGAAGACGACAGCATCTATCCCTGGAAGCGCTGGCACGTCAACTTCGACCCCATGCTCCAGGGTGGTGCCCTCAAGCCGATCGAGTTCTACCAACCCGACTCGCGTGCGCAGGAACTCCAGGGGATCATAGCGAATCTGAACGTAATGGCCGATGACGTGTCGGCAATTCCCCGCTATATGACAGGTGGGGCGCAGGCGGGCGGTGCCGGCCGGACGGCCTCAGGCCTTAGCATGTTGATGTCCAACGCGGCCAAGACGCTCCAAAATGTTGCTGCGAGCATAGATCGTGATATATTCAACCCACTGCTCAAGCACCTGTACGAGACAGTGATGCTCACGATGCCCGGAGTATTCCGCGGCGATGAGAGTGTCGTGGTGAAAGGCGTGACGTATGCAGTGAAGCGAGAGCAGGATCGCACGCGGCAGCTGGAGTTCTTGAATATGACCTCGAATCCCACGGACATGAGCATCGTGGGCTTGCAGGGTCGGGCTAAGGTGCTGGGTGCGGTAGCTGGCGCGATCGGCCTGGACTGGGATAGCATCGTGCCGGATGACGACGCGATGAAGGCGGCCCAGGCGGCGAGTCAGCAGCAGGCCGCGCAGGAGAAACAGGCGCACGACATGCAGATGCAGCAGATGCAGCAGTCGCAGATCCTGGAGCACGCAGAGCACGCGAATTTGTACGCAGCGCAAGCCGGATTGTCGGTCCCGCTGCCAGGCACGCCGGGGCAGCAGACCGGCGGCCAGGTGGCGCCGCCTCACAACGGCCCGACAGTAGGAGGTCCGCATGTGGGGCAGAAACCGCATCCGACCAATGGTTTGACGACGGCACAGCAACACGGCACGCAGCAGATGTTTGCCCGGCGACCGAATATGAATCCTGGAGCGTAAGATGAAGATTGCACACAAGTTTGGCGACCACAACAAGATCGTGAAAGGGTCTAAGCACCACTTTGATCCGGGCGGATCCCCTGGTGGCGCGCAGCTCCCCGTGGCGGGTGCTGGTGGTGCACTGGGTGGTGGAATGGATGCCTCGGGCGGCAGCGCTGCGGGATACGCGGACGGCGGCGGCATTTGGGACAAGATCAAGGACGTCTACAACCAGGTCACTCAGAAACAGCCGGAAGCGCCAGCGGGTACTGCGGCCAACCAGCCCTTGGCTTCCAGCGACCAGACCAGCAAGGGTGCTGGCAAGGAAGGCGCGAAACAGACCAAGGCCACTCTCGACCAAGCAGATGAGATGTCGAAATGATCAAGAAACACACAGGTGCAGAGAAATTGGTGAATGAATTCACCGGCGGCGAGTCGGCCCCCACGTGGGAAGATCGTCTCAAGAATCAGATGGGCTATGGTCAGACCTCTGACCTGGCGAAGAAGATCCACGGGAAAGGGAACAAGACCGGCCCCGAGGATGCGGAGCAGTTGCTTTCTGATCTCGGCAAGAAGTCCACGACCATTAATACTGGTCCGGACAAAGCTGCCGCTGGCAAGAAAATCGTTTAACGAAGGAGATTGAAATGGCGAAGGTAGAGAACGCGACCAAGGTGAGTAAGGAAACTTCTCCCCCGGCGCAAGAGAAAGACAGCCACGCGGGCGGCGAGAAGACTTCTAAGTTCATCGGCGACAGCGCGGGCAATGCGGATCGGAATATCAATCTGTCCGGTTCGGACGGCGGCGGAATGGAAGGCGCGCCGTGCCGAGATCCGGCAGCTCCTGGAGAAATATGACACCGGCTCCTTCCCACCAAGACCCAAGCTGGATCGCGCCGTGGTGCTTGATGAAACGCCCGGCAAGGGATACATAATCCGCAACGTGCGCCTGGAATTCGGCCCACAGAGCAAGGCCACTTTGCGCGTGTAGGTCATGATTCCCGACGGCAAGGGGCCCTTTCCCGTATTGATCAGTCCGAATCTGGCCGGCTGGGGACCATCGCTGTTGCGCCGCGGGTACATCTCCTGCGGATACGCCGGCAACGACGG